ATAAAGCTGATACGTCCCCGGAAACATTCTGGTTGGAGATAGCAGATACAGTTGGAACCATGATTTATATGTTGGAAAGCGAAGATACAAGGATGTAAAAGTGAAAACATGTTTTGTGTGTAATAATGAATTACCACCAAGAAGGATAAGATTTTGTTCAAATACATGTTCAGAATTTAATGATAGTATAAAAAGGAAGGAAAGGACTTTAAGGCTCAGTTCATTACTTAAACCTAGAAAATGTATTGGTTGTGGCAGTATGTTCCAGCCAAAGACAGAACGTCATGCATGTTGTGGTAAGGTCTGTTGGAATATACTAGCTGCAGAACGTGCAAAGATAAGACGGGTAGAAAACCGGGCGGAAAATGATGGTAAGGTTCCCAAGGGTGCAGGTAACAGATCAAGGAAAATCGGGACGTATGGGAAGCCCACAGCAACTAATATACCTAGAACATTTGTAGCTACTGCCACTTTTACTAGGGCAGATACAAGGGAAAGACTTGAGCTGCAATCCAAGGTGGAGAAATATCTTGCCAATGGCGGAAAGATACTGAAGTTTGGTGATCAGCCTGCTATAACAAATAATGATAGTATAGCTACATGGGAAGTATCTGATACAGAAGAAGATACAGCAATAGAAAAATACAGGTTAATAAATGCACATAATGGGAATTGACCCCGGTTTTTCAGGGGCATTAGCAGTTTTAGATGATAATTTAAAAATAGAGTTTGTAATGGATATGCCTGTTATTATGGTAGGTAAGAAGCGTGAACTTGATGAAGCTAAGCTAGCAGATATATTTAGCAGGTGGAGACTCAGACCTATGATGGTAGGACTGGAGAAAAGTCAAACAATGCCCAATCAAGGTATAGTTTCCAGCGGCAGGTACATGGCTTCATATGGTTTCCTTCGTGGATTATGTGTAGGGAATGGAATACCCTATCACCTGATCCGGCCTCAATCATGGAAGAAAGCTATGATGCCTGATATGGGTAGAGAAAAAGGTGCATCAATTCAAAAGGTTACGCAGATTTATCCAGAGTTATCACTTACAAGAGTCAAAGATCATGGGATTGCTGATGCCATATTAATTGCAAGATATTTAATCTTAAATATATTGAATGGCACAACAATCTCCAAGGATGGATGATAAGGAGGCGATGCAGGAGCTGATGGATCGGCTTCAGGATCACGATACTTATTTTCAATACTGCTTAAAGATTCAGGAACTAGGCACAAAGAAGCTTATTCCTTTTGTAATGAATCCTGTGCAGAAGATCTTGCATGGGATTGCCCAGAAGCAGTTAGAGGAAAAGGAACATGTAAGGATAATTGTCTTAAAAGCAAGACGATTTGGTATATCCACATATGTTCAGGCACGTATGTTCAAACGTGCTGCCACCCAGTTCAATCAGTTAGTGCACATCTGCACACATTCCAAGAACACAACTTCAGAAATGTTTGCCATGACGAAAGTTATGGAACAGAACTACCCCTCCTTTATAAAACCACTCTCACATTACTCAGGAAAACAGGAGCTTACATGGGGTTCCAGTGACGGCAAGGGTCTTAACTCTAGGTATGGTATGTCTACTGTAGAAGGCTCTGAGGTAGTCGGTGCGGGGATTGATATGCTTCATTGTTCCGAGGTTGCCCGTTGGGGTAGTCGTGCCCGTGAATATGCAACTGGTATGATGAACTGTGTTGTACAAGGATATGGAACAGAAATTTGGATGGAGAGTACTGCAAAGGGAGTTGGAAACTATTTTGAAAAAGAATGGTGGAGGGCAGATAAGCATTCAAGTGGGCTTAAGACTGTATTCTTTCCTTGGTTTGTGTTTGAAGAATATAAAACAGAATTGAGTGAGGAGGAGTTAAAGGATGATTCATTTAAAATATCATTAGGTACGAACCCTGTATATGGAGGAGATGAAGAAAGAAATCTTCTGGGTGTGGAAACATCCTATGAAACAGATGATGCTCCATATGAATTTAAGGTAACACTTGAGAATTTGAAGTGGCGTAGGAATAAAATCATCTCACCGGAATGTCAGGGGGATTTGAATATATTTCATCAGGAATACCCCACTACTGCGAGAGAAGCTTTTGTGGCATCAGGAAGGAGTGCATTTAATTCAGTAACCCTGACTAAGATGTGGTTTGAAGCAGAGGAAAGGGAAAGGGACTTTCCGCCTAAGCGTTTTGAGGTTCCTGTTAATGGATTCCAGAATATAGGTGGTGTGGAAAAGATGAGGTATTTCATGGATCAGAGACAAGATGGAGAGTTTGTTGTGTTCAATCCACCTCAGGATGGCAGGCATTATAGGATAGGAGTTGATGTTGCAGAGGGTATAATGACTGAAACTGGTCACACGGATTATTCTGTAGTCACAGTCTTGGATGCAGAAACATATGAGGAGTGTGGTACATGGTGTGCACGTATAGATCCAGATCTCCTTGCATGGATAATAGTTACTATAGGTATATGGTACAACCATGCACTTGTTGCAGTGGAAAATAACAATCATGGTTTATTAACCTTGAAGTTTTTATCTTCAATCCATCAGTATGACAATATATACATAGAGAAGGCTCTCGATGAACGGGGGCAACGGCAGAAAAAACGGCTAGGGTTTAATACAAATATTAAAACAAGAAAATTAATACTTGATTTATTGCGTAGGCTTATACGTGAAGAACAAATCGAAATATTTTCCAAGGCTACAATAGACGAGTTACAGACTTTTGTTATACATAATAGTGGTAAGGAAGCAGCACAACATGGATGTCATGATGATAGGGTGATGTCCTTGGCTATTGCTGGATATATGTGCTATATGCATCCCCATTTGCCCGGCCCTCAGATACCAATACAACCAAAATCTCAAAGAAGAGAATACTATGTGAGGGCATAATGGGGGTTAAGTAATATTTATATTGACGGACGTTTCCCTGTATTTTAGGCTGACAATGACCAAATATTAGAAAAAAAGATGCTCAGATCTCTCTGTACTGTATTGAAATACTATAGTGCATACTATGACACCACCTGAAAATCCTATGAAATATGGTTATAAGAAACCCAGCAGAAATAATCCAACCCCAGTTTATCAACGTAAAGTAATAAGGAAACAAACTAGAAAGAGGTAATTATGGTAAGTAAAATAAAGCAAAAGAAGTTTTCAAGAACTGCTACTGAAACAAATGCCGACATTCTGGAAAGAATAGGAGGATCTGGTGGAGGAGCTTATAGGTCATTAAGAAAGAGTAGACCAGATATACTTAAGTTACAGAAACAATCCAGACCACTTACAACTAGATCTGATACGCAAAAAATGATTGCGGCTAATAAAGCATCAAAGTTTCAAAAGATGAACAAGAAAAAAGATAAAAAGAATGTAGCTGGAAGAGCAGGTATAGTAGGAAAGAAAGCAGCTACGGTAGGAGCTGGAGCTGGGTTAGTAGCAGTAGGTTATGGAGCTGGTCAGTGGATTAATCAGAGTGGCCCAAAGAAAAAATAAGGAGGTAACTATGCCAGTGCATTATAAAAAGGAGAAGCCGAATACTCCAGCTTATAATAAAGCTATGAGGGAACATAAAGCATTGAAGGGAACCAGAAGATCTCGTGGGCAGTCTACAGTTAGAGAAGTGAAGCTGGATATAAAAAGTAAGAAGCTTATGGCTGAAGCAAAATTAGCAGCAAAAAAGAAAATTGCAGCAGAAAAGAAAAGGCAGGAACTAGCAAGGAAAAGAGTAGCCTTAATGAAGAAAGCAAAAGAGAAGGGTGTAAAACTTAGAACAGATTATACAGCACTTTATCGGAAGAAATAGATATAACTTATGGCAGAGTATGCAAAGGAGAGCACTCAGTATATTACGTCTGATAGTGATGAGGATACACAGGAGGGGCTACTTCCAGATTCGTTAGGATTATTGGTACAGGAGCTGTATACAGAAGCATCTTCTGATGGTGAGCGAACAAACAAGGAAGATATATGGCAGTCAGCATGGCATGCTATGCGTGGCGAATTCCCTGACGTAGTATCCAAGGCAGTAGAGATTG